GCAATTACATGTTCTTTACTGTTGTCTCAATCTGGAATAGCAGATGAAAATATTAGACTTATCTTTTGTAAAGTTGAAACAGGAGGTGGTCATCTTGTTTGTGGTGTAGATACAGAAGATGATACTATTATATTAGATAATAGAGAAAGATATCCTGTATCTGCAAGTGAGTTACATGGATATAATTTTATATCTGGTATGAGATTAAGTGAACCTAAAGTATGGAAAACTATTACATAATTAGTAAAAGTATGTTACAATAACTCCTGTTCATGAACTAAAAAGGAGATAAATAAAATGAACGAAACTGCTAACAATATGGCTGAAGATTCAAATGTTATTAGCATTAATGGTACTGATTATAAAGAGAATGATTTGTCTGAACAACAGCAATATTTTATTAATCAGATCAAAGACTTGCAAGCAAAAGCAAATAGTCTGAAGTTTCAGCTTGACCAAGTTCAAGTTGCTCTAAATACATTTACAAATGAACTATTAGGTTCGTTTGAAACAAAAGAGCCAGAAGAAGTGAAGGAGTAGTTTTAGTATATCTATGTTCTACTACGTTTCTATTCTCGCTATAACATTAAGTTATTTTAATGGGGATGTCGTAGTAGAACATAGCGTTACTGGACCTTTCAATACTTTTGAAAAATGTCAAATATACAAAGTAGGTATTGATCAATATTTTACTGAAATTTCAGATATAGAAGTAAAAGTTTCAGAATGCAGAACAAAAAAACCAATGGTATGAGGGATTAAATAATGGCTAGTACATATTCAGACAGGCTTAGATTAGAAAAACAAGCTGATGGAGAAAATCCAAACAGTTGGGGACAAATTCTAAATGAGAATGTTATTGAACTTATAGATGAAGCAGTGGCTAGTTATACAGTTGTCTCTGTAAGTTCTGCTGGTGTTACACTATCTGAAGCAAACGGCACGACTGACCAGTCACGTTCTGCTGCTTTAGAGTTTGCAGGTACTTTAACTGCAAATGTAACAATTACTATTCCTGCAGAAGAAAAACTTTATTTTGTTCGTGAGAATACTACAGGTAGTTTTGCTGTTACAATGAAGACACCTTCTGGAACAGCTCTTCCTGTTACACAACAAAGTAATATTTATGTTGCTTGTGATGGAACAGATTTACATGCTATTACAGCACCTCTTTCAGTAGATGATTATACTATTAATGAATTAACAGTTGTAAGTGCTGCTACTATTAATGGTTCATTTACTGCACAACAAGTTTCTTCTACTGGTCTTACAACAGGAGTTGTTAGTGCAACATCAGCAGTCTTTACAGGACAAGTATCTAGTAGCGGTATAACAACTGGTCATGTTTCGTCTTCAGGAATAACTACTGGAGTTGTAAGTGCTACGTCTGGTGTATTTTCTGGTCAAGTTTCTACAGCAGGTATTACTACTGGACAAGTATCTTCTACAGGTATTACTACAGGTGTTGTAAGTGCTACGTCAGCAGTCTTTACAGGTCAAGTATCTAGTGCAGGAATAACTACAGGTCAAGTATCTTCTACAGGTATTACTACAGGTGTTGTTAGTGCTACATCAGGTATATTTACAGGTACTGTTTCTGCAAGTACATTAGATGCTACAACAGGTTCATTTACAACTGTAAACCTTACTAACTTAAATATTATTCCTTCTGGAACATATATGTTATTTCAACAAACTGCTGCACCTACAGGATGGACAAAAGAGACAACACATGATAATAAAGCATTACGAGTTGTAACTGGCACAGCTTCTTCTGGAGGTAGTGTAGATTTTACTACAGCTTTTGCAAGTCAAGCAGTTACTGGAACTACTGATGGATCAGGAGTTACAATTACTGGAAGTGTTGCTTCATATACATTAACAGAGTCAGATATTCCTGCACATACTCACTTTATAGCTGCTGGTACAGCGGCTGATGGAACTGGAGGAATTGAGCCAGATAATTATTTAGCTCAAAAAGGAAATTATGGAAATACAAATAACTATATTGTTGCAGGAATTAGTGTCTCTGCGACAGAGGGTTTAACATCAGAAACTGGTGGAGATGGTGGACATACTCATAGTGCTGGTACATTGGCAGGAGGTAGTCATACACATACATTTACAGGATCTGCTATTAATTTAGCTGTTGAATATGTAGATATTATTATTGCAAGTAAAGATTAATGGTAAGCATTAAACCTAAAGATAATTGTCCTTTAAATAAATTTGAACCTTGTAAACAATTAGATTGTTCTTGGTTTATTCAATTAAGAGGAACTGATCCAAATTCAGGAAAAGAAATAGATGAGTGGGGATGTGCTGTAGCTTGGATGCCAATGTTACTAATAGAAAACTCACAACAATCTAGACAAACTGGAGCAGCAGTAGAAAGTTTTAGAAATGAATTTGTAAAAGAACAAAAAAATCTTGTTGTCTCTTTAACAGATGCCGCAAAAGATAGTAATGTATTACAGATTAAAAAGACAGGATAGTATATGCCTACTTCTAATTCAAAACTTACAAAGCTTAACTTTATACCAGGCTTTCATCAGGAATCTACACAGTATGCTGAAGAAGGTAAGTGGTATGAAGGTAATCGTGTTCGTTTTAGAGAAGGCAAACCAGAAAACATAAGAGGTTATCAAAAGAAAACATCTACACCTCTTATTGGCACAACAAGAGCAATACATAGTTGGGCAAATAATAATACAGAAAAACTTCTTGCTAATGGCACAGAACAGCGTTTAAATCTTTTATATAATGATTTACATTATGATATTACACCTATCACAACTGTAGTATCTGTATCTGCACCTGGAAATGGTAACTTTAATACAACTTCAGGATCTTCTCTTATACTTGTTAGTATAACAAATCATAATGTAAGTGTTAGAGATTGGATTGCATTTAGTTCTACTTCAATAAACGGTTTTGGTACACCAGGTGTAGACTTTAGTACATCAGCTTATGGTGGACCTACATTTCAAGTTGTAAGTACATCAGGTTTAAATAATTTCTTTATTAGTGTTACAAGTGTAGCTGTAAGTACAGAAACAAATCAAGGTAATGGCACACTTAGTTATTTACTAGAAACAGAAACTACAGAAAACATTCAAGGTTTAGGATATGGTGCTGGTATATATGATGCTGGTGCTTCTACAACTGGTGAACGTGCATGGAGTGATGCAGCAGAAACTTCTAACATTATTTTCCAAGCTAATCAATGGTCTATGGACAATTGGGGTGAAGATCTTTTAGCTGTTCGTAGAGGTGGACAACTAATGGTATGGGATGCTGATGCAAGTGTTGCACCTGTAAGAGCTACATTAGTTGTTACTGCACCTGATGAAATAAATAGTATTGTTGTGTCTCCTAATGATAGACATGTAATTGCATTAGGAACAAAAGAATATGGTACAGGTATTTTTAACCCACTTCTTGTAAGATGGTCAGATCAAGAAGACTATACTAACTGGACACCAAGTGCAACTACTACATCAGGTGAAATACAATTAGTTGACGGTACTGCTATTGCAGGAGGTATACGTACTCGTAATGCTATTCACATCTGGACTGATAGAGCATTGTATGGTCTTCAGTTTGTTGGTCCACCGTTTATATTTCAAACTCAACTATTAGGTGATAATGCAGGTTTGATTGGTCCACATGCTGCTATTGAATTAGAAGGTGTAACTTATTGGATGGGTTACAATGATTTCTTTGCATTTAATGGTAGAGTACAAAAACTAAACTGTACTGTACGTAGATTTATATATGATAGTTTTCATATGGCACAGGCAGATAAAGTTTATTGTGGCACTAACTCAGAGTTTCATGAAGTAATTTGGTTATATCCTGCTAATGACTCATTAGAACCTAACAGGTATGTTATTTATAATACATTAGAAGATCATTGGGTATTTGGTGAAGGTATCTTTACTACATTTGAAGATAGAAATACATTTAATAATACAATTACAACTGGAAGAGTAAGTGCTACAGCAAGTCCTTATTTTTGGGATAATGAACTTCCTGATGTATATACAGGTGATGGACAGATACTTACTTCATATATTAAGTCAGCAGACTTTGATATTGAAGATGGCGATGAATTAATGTTTATGGATAGGCTTATTCCTGACTACAGTTTAGATTCAGGAAGTATACAAATTACTTTACAAACAAAAGAATATCCTTCAGGTAGCACTATTACAAAAGGACCATATACTATAGATAACTCTACAAGAAAGATTGACTTTAGAGCTAGAGGAAGACAAGCAGCAATTACAGTTTCTTCTTCAGATTCTGTTGCTACAGATTGGCGTTGGGGTAGCTTACGTTTAGCAATAAAACCAGATGGTAGAAGATAATGGCAGCTAAACTATATCCTGAATTACCATATTATACAAATGTAGATGCTGTAGAACCTAGAGTTATTTACAATGATTTAGTTAGATATGCAGGAGAAATGAAATCTTTATTAGAACAAAGAGACTTAGAATTAAATGCTTCTCCTTCATTTAGAATATATACTGTAGTTACAGTTACTGATATTGGTAGTCCATCTGCAGGAGATGTAGCTTTTTCTTTAGGAGAAAGTACATTTAAAGGTTATGACGGTACAAATTGGCAGGATTTTCACTAATGTATGATTATCAAACTATGTTTAATTTAATACAAAATAGCACATATATTGAGAATGTCAACAAGGGAGTAGCACCTCAGACTGACTATTTTGGTGCTAAAGATGTTCAGGGTATGGCGTATTCTAAGAATTCAATGTATAATAATGAAAATACTATGTGTGCTGATATGACAAAACCACAATCACACTATATGAATCCAAAGCAAGGAATGAAGTAATGGCACTATTAATAGATAGAAATGCACCTGGTAGTGGACTTGCTAGTCTTCAAGCTATGCAAGGACGGTATGGAGACACAGAACTTGTGCATATGTCTAAACCTGAAGTACAAGGTCTAGCGTCATTAGGTCAACTTACTATTAATCCTGTAACTGGTCTTCCTGAAGCATTTAGCCTTAAACAAATGTTACCAGCAATTGCAGGTATTGCTGCTAGTGCTTTTCTACCTATGGCGGCTCCTGCTATATTTAGTGGTATAGGAGGCGGTGCATTAGCAGGTGGTTTAGGTACTTTTGCTGGTGGATTATTAGCAGGACAAAAACCTGGTGAAGCACTTCTTAGTGGTGTGCTAGGTGGTGCTATGTCTTATGGTCTTGGTAGTCTTATGGCAGCACCAGGTCTTGAACAAGC